CCGCCCTGAAAGACCTTTATGATTACTACCGTGGTCTTATCGCGGATGAATCTGCCGTTTCCGGGTCTTCCGCTGGAAAGTGGGCTAGGTCTACGGCTCCCGAAGTGGCCGGGGGGAACGTGTGATCGGATCCTATACCATTACAGCTAACGAGTGGACCCCGATTACAACATATGGTGCATCAGCAATGGTTTGGAAAAGTGAACTCGACAATGGCATAGTTGGTAAGGCTGATGTGGTAGTAGTCAATTCTTACACCGTTCCAAGTGATGACTCTCTGCCCTACGGCCGTAAAATTTACAAGCCTAACGGAATGCTGGAAGGTCATGAACTGGTGGCGGATAGCTACCTAGATCGATATTGGGCCAAGTGCCGGAACGCTGGTGACCAGGCGGTTATCATCGTGTCATCCCCCTACGGGAAAACCGTTGCAATCCATCAGAAACACATTGAACCAGATGGGGCATTACGGGTTCAAACGCAGGATAATACCAGCGATTTTGTCGACCTAAAAATATGCAAAAAAATTGCTGATATTACAATTTTTTCAAATGCCATGTTGGGGGCCAGCTCTATTACCTTTGGCATAGGTCATGGTGTAGTAGTTGGTAACATTATCTGCCTACGGGAATCCCAAAGATTCTACCAGGGGGTAGCTTTAACAGTGGTCGGGGATGTGGTGACATTGGATAGTCCCTTGGATTATGCCTATACAATCGCCGCCGAAGGGTTTAGATCCTCCGATGCTATGAATGTCGACGGGTCGGTAACACCGGTTATCTTTTCGGTTTCACCTCCGTTCGGGACATCTTGGGATATTTACGGCATAGCCGGAGCCATGACTGATGACGTGGCTATGGATGATGCAAAGTTTGGCGGGATAACGGCACTGATAAAAGGTGTTGTTATCCGGAAAAAAAATGGTATTTACAAGAATATTATGAACGCAAAAACAAACTTGGAATTGTGTTTAAGATCAGATACATTTGATTATTCAACGAAAGCCCCTGCCGGGGTCTATGGCCTGTCGTATGAAAAGAAATTGACCGATAGGTCAGGAGTTGCTATGCGCCTAGACTACGGGGATGAATTGCAAGTAATTATTCAGGACAATTTAGCCGGATTGTCATCGTTTGGAAAAATCGTTTTCGGGCATGTGGTAAGCTGATATGAACAACATGATGATGCTCCGGCAAGCCCGAAACGGGATCCGGGTACAAATCGATACTGTCCCCGATACAATCACGATCACCCGCCCCACTCAGGTCGTGGACGGGTTCGGTGGTTACATGCCCGGGACCGGAACTACCACGCTGACGGTAAAAGTGAGAATCAGCCATCGATACGGAACCGTTCAAGAGCTGGTAGCTTCCCCCAACGGGCTAGATACTGGGTTCGGGCTTTTTCTTCTGACCGACCACAATACCATCCCCGTGGAGGGGGATAAATTCACCGCCCGAGGCCGCACATTCCGTGTCGGACCAGTCAACGCGCTGATAGAATTCGGTGGAGTGATAGCTTACGAGGCTCCACTGATATGAGTGCCGCGAACGACGCGAAACAGGTCGCCAGTATGTACGCTAAAATCTGGACGACAAAGACGCTCCCGGCACTCTATGCCTTAGCCCAGGGGGTGGCATTGGAAGCCTTGAATTCCGCCAAGGAATCAGCCCCTTGGAACGACCAGACTACCATGGCAAGGCGGCTCATGTTCGCTGAAGCTTTCCAGGAAGATAAGGCGGTAGGTTTTTTCGTGGCGCATGGGGTACAATACGGTGTGTATTTGGAACTGACAAACGACCGTAAGAATGAAATTTTACGACCTACAGTGGAAGAGTACGGAACCAAGTACCTCGTTGGCGTCAGGAGGATAATCGGTGATAGATAAAGTAGTCGCACAATTGAAAACAGGGGTAATCAAGGCCGTGGTCCCGTTCGGTGCTAGGGAATTACCTCCAGCTCCTTATATCGTAGTCAAGGAGGAACCAGCCCCCGCTTTAGGGTACACCCGCTTTAGGGTTATCTACCACGCTCTTCTAGGGCAGATATTGCCCATGAGGACATACGTCCGAAAGGATTTAATGACCCTGTTGGATGACAAGACATTGACCGGGACGGGTGGTAATGTTAATGTAATTGAAAGTCTTGGAGAAATTGGGCCCACGGTCATGAGCAATGACGATGGGACGATAAGCCAAGAAAGAACATTTAGAATTTGGGATCTATTTTAGGAGGATACCATGGCATTAAGAACAAGCGCAGTTTATGAGTTCGCCCCGAAGTTTACCCGGGTGATCATAAATAACCCTGACGGGTCCAGTCCCGGAATTTCCACCGTACTCTCCGGAGTCGGTCCTTTCGATTTCTCAGGTGTGGTAGCGATCGCCGCCGTGCCAGTGACCATAAAGATCGACAACGCCGCCGCTATCGTGACAGCTATTGACCTCACCGCCGCTCTCGATGACGCCGCTGTCACCGCCGCCGAGTTCGTGACAGCCTGGGGTGCCATCGCTGTGGCTACCGGGACGACCGCTACCGTGGTCAATGGGCGGGTCAACATCGCCAAGACCATCCCAGGGACAAGCGTTAAACTCCAGGTCTACGGAGAAGCCGCTGAAGTGGCTGGATTCGGTTACGGTTACGGTGCCAAGATTATCAAGATCGACACTCAACAGTCTGTCAGTGATGCTCCCACACAGAAGGAATCCGAAAGGCTTTCGATCAGTGATAGCAACGGAAAAGATACCGCCATTATCACCGACGGTTACCGGACAGGTACTACCTACACCCTCGTTGACACCGCCGCCGATCCTGAGCTTCGGGCCGTGATTGAAGGTGGATCCTACAACGCTACCACTAAGGTTTATTCTGCTCCCACTTCCGAGAGCGTGAAGCCTACTTTCACTATCGAGGTTTTCACTTCGAAGTATTCCAAGGATGAAAACCACGAGGCTAACCTTGAGGGGTATCTCCAAAAAGTTTCCCGAGCATGTAAAGGCACTTTTGGGGAAAGAACCGGGGATCGCAACCTCCAGGCTCAGACCTACAATATCGCTGTGACCGCATACCGTGATCCTACCACTTTGGTGATCTACCCCGATACTGTGGAAACCGCCCTGACTGTGGCAGCCTATGCCCTCTTGGACGTGCTGGATGTTTAATCTTAGGCGGATTCCGAAACCGGAATTAGACCCGATCTACGAAGCCGCATATCCGCTCCTGATCCTACCGTTCTGGGGAAACCCTGTTCCGGTTAGGGTCCGGGAGCTTTCCGCCGCTCAGGTGTACTCCGTGGGTGACATCTCTTTGATCGAAACATTCGCCGATAAGGTGAGGGCCAAGAAAGAGCCGACCATGGAAGACCTGAATGTCTACACCGAGAGGCAACATCGCCTGTGTGAAATCAGTCTGGTTAAACCTACGCTTCAGGAAATCATGGTTATCGCCGGGACTCATATTAACCTGGAAGAAATTAAAGCCGGCCTGGCTGAAATTAAATCCAGGTTCAATGATGCCCCGGAAGGATTGGAAAAGACTCAACTGAAACACCAATACGATTGTATGGAGCTTCAATTTAAGTTTCTTCTTCCACCTGATTTTATGGCCGCAGTGGTGAACTATGCTTTGAAGATTAATGCAACAGATATTAAGGCCGTGACTGAGGAAACTTTACTGGATTCCGCGCGCATGGCCGTAATGGGTCACGACAATCCCGCCGATCACCTGACGGGGAATTTTACTGATTTTAACCGGGAAGATATTAACCGCCGGGCCTGGACCGAATACCACAAATGGAAGGAACAAAATGCCCGAGGACGCAGGTAGTATATATAGCGAAATTCGCATAAAGCTTGATAAATTGTCTTCGGACATTGTTCAGGCTGAATCTCAGATCAAGAAAATGGGCGTTGCTTTGGACGCTCAGACCGGGAAAGACTCGGATAAACTGGCTAAGAATTATACAGACTCATTCTCAAAGATTAATATCGGTGCCGCCGCTTTGGCCGCTGGTGCTACCGCCGCATTCAGGAGCCTGGTTTCCACCTTCGCTCAGACGGAACAAAGTTTGGCCAACGTCAGGGCGGTTACGGGTGCCAGCGCGTCGGAATTCGAGGCCTTACGCGCCGCAGCTGTCCGGGCCGGAGATGAAACTAGGTTCTCTGCTTCACGGGCCGCTGACGCTTTGTACTTCTTAGCATCGGGTGGTCTAAGTGCCGCCCAGTCCATAGACGCCCTAGATGGTGTTCTCCTGCTGGCTGGTGCCACTCGGTCAGACCTCGCATTCACAGCCGAAACAGTGACCGCAGTTCTAAGTCAGTACAGTCTACAGGCCGCTGACGCCGCTAAGGTGTCGAACATCTTCGCCGCCGCCACTGCTAACTCTCAGGCGACCATGCAGAAGCTGGCCGTATCCCTTCGGACTGTCGGGCCTATCGCTGGGACGCTGGGAATAAGCCTGGAGGAAACTACTGCCAGCCTTGAGGCTCTTTTCAATGCTGGTTTTACCGGGGAAACTGCTGGGACCGCCCTCCGGGATATTCTTTTAGACCTGACTAACGCCTCCGGGCCTGTGGCTGAAAAGCTTAATGCCTTGGGGATTTCCATGGAGTCAGTGAATCCTAAAACCGTAGGGCTGACTAAGGCCATTTCAGCTCTCGGATCTTCCGGCGCTACCACTGAGCAGTTAATGGCGGCTTTGGGTAAGACCTCCGGCGCGCAATTGGCCGTCCTCCTTAAGACCGGGGAAAAAGGGCTTCTTGACCTGGAGGCCGCTGTCACTGGGACGCAGGAAGCGGCTAAACAGTACGCTATCCAGAATGATACTTTGGCCGGAAGCTTTGACGAGTTCGCTTCCAAAGCTGAAACCGCTGGAAATAGTTTGGTCGAGACTTTGACCCCGGCATTCCGGGGGGTTCTCGGGATCGGTGGGGCTGTATTAGGATTCCTTTCCAGTCTTCCGGCTCCACTTCTCGGGGTGCTTTCTGGTGCCACTGCCCTGGGGGGTGGTGTCCTGGCACTCAATGCGGCCTTGGGATTGTTCTCTATCACCCTGGGGGCTGTATTAGGGCCAGTTTCATTAGTTGCGGCTGGTATTGGGGCCGTAGCTATTGGAATTTCAGCAGCATACCAAGAAGCTAGAAAGTTAGAAGCTATAAGAATTGACGAAGAGTTTGGGGCTATATCAACTCAGGTTAAGGCCGCAGGTGAAAATATTGATAACCTTTCTCCAGCAATTTTAGCACTTGAAGATAGGCTTGATTTTCTTAGCGTCACCGGAATGGCCTCCGACACTAAAAAGATTTTATTTGATATAAAAAAGGTGTCAGAGCAATTTGGAATTTCAGAAAGAACGCTGGCTAAAATAGCCGTAAATTCATCAATGGTGGATGCTGAAACAAAAAAAATAGTAGATTCTCAGTTCAAAATCACCGAGGAGCTAAACAAACAGGTTGCCGCCAACAGGTACGATGAAATGACCGCAAGGGGGCGGGCTTTACTCGCACAGCAGGAGGCCGAGGCTAGGAAGGAAACTAATCGTCAGATCGGTGATCAAAGCCTCCTGACAAAGCAACTCGCGGTCCTGGACAAGCTGGTAGCACAAGGATTAATAACCGAGGCGGAAGGGCTAAAAAAGAAAATTCAACTCAGGGAATCCATAGTCGATACGGTACAAAAAGAAGTACTGACCACTGGAGCTATTACAGCCTCACAGGCCACACAACTCCGAGCGCAAAATACCAGCCTAGAAATCTATAAAGAAAGGCTAAAAGTCCTGGAGACTACCGAGGCTACAGAGTTGGAAATTCTCAAGGCAAGAGCGCAGTTGGAAGGAGATGCCTTAGCTCTATTCAAAACCACTCTTGAAGATAAAGCGATAGAATTCAGAAAGGCCGGAATAACCGAACTAGAGATAGAAAAGTGGAAACTTGGTGAAATAGAAAAATACCAGAAAGAAGCGGCGGATAAAGAAAAAGAACGAAAGGATAAAGAGGAGCAGGATCAGAAAGATAGAGCTGCCAAAGAGGTGGAAGACGCAATTAAAAAGTATGAGATCCTTACCGGGTACGCTCTGGGCTTTGCCTCCGCAGTGGTGTCTCTTTTTAACGCGATAAACACCAGCCGAACCCAGGATATTAAAGAAGAGGCCACAGCAAGTAAAAAGGCTTTGGATGCCGAATTTAAAGCACGTGAGCTAGCCGGGGAAGATAAGACCGCCCTGGACGAGGAATACCAGGCACGTAAGGCCAAGATAGACGAGGACGCCGCCAAAGAGACAGCAGAGCTACAGTATCGGTCGGCTGTGGCCTCATGGTGGCTAAGACAGGCGGAGTTCCTAGCTGGTGCGCCTGTAGCAGTTGTCCGGGCAATGGGTGATCTTGGACTCCCAGGGGCTATTTTAGCAGGGGCAACCATAGCACTCCAGGAAGGCGCTTTGATCGCATCCTATCCAAAACCTCCCAAGTTCGAAACAGGAGGAATGGTGATCGGTCAAGGTGGATCCGGGGGAGCTCTGGTCCAGGTCGCCGAGAATGGAAGCACTGAGGCTATATTCAATTCAGGAGCGGCAGGGCGTCCAATGATGGAAGCTTTCGCCGATCTCGTGGCAGAAAGAATTCAGGGCCAATCCCAAACTATAAATTTGATGCTAGACAGGAAAATAATTTCCACTGCTGTGGTGGATGATATCAACAACGGAAGGGTAAGGGTAACACGGTGAGAATACTTTTTGACAATATCCTTCGGGACGGGGCTTTATCCTGTGTGAACGAAGACCCTAACTACCCACTCGAGAATTTACTTAGCCCGATCCTCAAGAAGAGGTGGCAGTCTACCGTAGCCTCGGATGTGATTACCATCGATTTCGGTGGACCTGTGCCTATCAACTCATTATTCCTGGGGTGGACGAACGCCGACACTGTAGGAATTGACGTTCTCGGTGCCGCTGACGTTATTCTTTACTCGGTTGGTCGAACTGTAGTTAGGCTCACAGAGGCCCTGGATGAAAGGATTACCGAGGCCGGAGACACCAGGCTTGTGGTCGGTGCCTATTACGATGTGCAGTATAATAACGGGGAATCTTTTTTCTTCACTGAGGTTCAAGCCTATAAGGTTCAGATTCAACTTGACACCACTGATCTAGCTGTCTTCCTTGGTGGTATCGGTGTAGGCATGACAGAGACTTTGCCAGATCCTTTAGATACGTGGGTGGAGCGGTTCCAAGATAATTCAGCCATATCAGAGGGGCAACATGGGCAAGTCCTCCAAAGCTATATTAGGCCTTTGGCGCAGTACGCTTTCGAACATAGGAATTTAACCTACGTTCAGAAAAATTATTGGAAAGATTTGTATTTAAACGCCGGGCGTGGTAAAAATGTTTGGTGTGACTTCTTCGAAGGAAATCACGATTACATGAAACCAGTTTTTTGCACTATACTGAATGCGTTGGAAATTCAGAAGCCACACAGAATATTCAGCCTTAAATGGGCTTTCAGGGAGGCTAGATAATGGCTATCGAAAGAATCACGGGACCGAGTTCACTACCTTTGACAACTGCTGATTACCAGGCTCAGAATGCCTTGATTGCAGCGGCTATTTTGCCGGGGACATTGCCGTTCCTGGGTACTGATATTAAGCAGGGGACTGTTTTTAATATTGGTGGAGTCTTGTACAAGGCTACCTCTGATACCGCTATCACAGGGACTGCCAGTCCTTATGTTAAAGTGACCGCCGCAGGTGCTACGGCTTCAGCGGCTTTCGTGGCTTCGCTGGCTGGAGTCACGTGGAATCCTACGTATAACGGATATTACGATGGGGTGGATTTGGTTGTATTTGATGAGTACTTAGCCGTTAGCACTGGCGTTGTGGCTACCGCTAGGACTGAGAGAGGTGTTTCATTCACCCGGGGGATGACTCGTCTCACCTCAGGGGCCGGGAATTGGACTGTCCCCGCTGGAGTGACCAAGATTAGGGTTACCTGTGTTGGGGGTGGTGGTAATGGGGGTGATGGTGGGGCTTCGTTTGGTGGTGGTGGTGGTGGTGGGACAAATATATCTTTAGTTTTGGGGGATGTTTTAACAGTTACACCTGGAGATCTTATTGCATACTCTGTCGGTGGACCGGGGGTACAATCAACTTTTACAGGAGCAACAACTGGGCTTCCGGGTCTAGATGGATCAGATGGATCAACAGCCTTGTCCGGTGGTGCTGGCCCTGCTGGGGGTGCTGGTTCTGCTGGTGGTTGCGCTTCTGGAGTATCTGGTGGCTGTGGGGGTGGGGCTGGAGGCGCTGGTCACTCTGGTGGTAATGGTGACGCCGGTAATTATGGCGGAGGTGGTGGCGGAGGGGGGTCTACATTTACCGGCGGTGCCGGAGGATCAGGAATAATCATAATCGAGTATCTCGGATGACAATCCTAGAACTCACCAGGACCATAGAGGTCCCAGGGTGGACGGCATACTCACCATTCGTCATGCAAGCGAATTTAGGCCGTGCTATCCTGGCCGATTACTGGAAAACATGGACCGGCGAAACAGACCACTTGGCCAGGGTTTTCATTACTCAATTCCTGGAAGTCTTAGGGCTAGTGAATTATTCCAGCGTGGGAAGCCTTGCCACAGTCCAGGCTCAAGAAGGATCTTTCTGGTGGAATAATGGTGATCAGATTCTTTATGTTCACCATATCCATGATACTGACACATTGGCGAGTCTTTACCTATACGGACAGGCGCAAGGATTCACCGATGGGGATGTGGTTTATATTGATGATATTTACTACGCGCCACTCCTACGTGGTACTCCGGAATTATCACAGCAGACTGATCTTACCGAGTATTCCAGCCTTCAGTTCAACGGGGGAGAAATTCAAATTGATAATACGTCCGGAGAAATGGACGATGTGATTCGGGAGCCTATTTACGGTAACCAGGTGAACCTTTATTATCTAGGCCCGGGACCGTCAAACCGTGTTCGTGCCGATCTACTCCCCACTGCGTCCTATTACGTCGAGGATTATGATTTCTCTGTATCTAGACTGACTATCCAAGCTATGGACCGCCGGAAAGAGCAAAACGCCCAGGTGATTACCAGCTATCTCCCGGATGGTACAGCGGTTCCCAGGGCATACGGAACCATAACAAGAGCCAAGGCAATCCCAGTTAATCCAGACGATACTGGAAGCATTACTTTTCGAGTAGCTGAATATTTAACTAGTTTCGGGTCAATCCAAGTTGACATAGATGGAATTTGGACTGATGTTCCTTCCGTTGTCAGCTCTGATTTATCAACTGGTTCTTTCATTCTTTCTGCGGGTATTGGCCGAGTCGGTGGAAGCTCAACTGCTGGTCCGCTGGAGTGCCGGGTTGTGGGATGTATCGGAGCCTCTGTGACATACGCATCAGATATAATTAAGGCCTTGAATCTTGATATTCTGGGGACGATTTATGATGGTTCTAATTACGATACAACAGAGTGGGGACTGGAAGAGGTGAATCTTGCACCCGCTTCAATATTATTCGATTCAGAAATTCTTCTTTTTGATGCTATCGCCATGGTGCAGAACGGGGCCTCAATAGGATTTAGGTATGATATTAACCCTGAAGGAAAGCGCACTATAAGGGCTGATAAATGGGACCGCACGGTTTCGTTTACTGTGGGGCAGGAATCAATTTTGAACGGCTTAGAACTACCTGTTGAGTCAGACTCCAGCGTATTGGCTGGCACCGTAGTGGTGAAGTGGGGAAAGGATTACAACTCGGGCCGACATTCGATTTTGACAGATTCAACGATGCTTGATTTTGTCACCAGGAATTACCGCCAAAAACCTACCTTGTCAACAGAAACATTACTTCTAAACGCTGTGGATGCTCAGTTGAAAGCCGACTGGTTATTACAAAGATTGTCCACGGTCCCCAGGTATGTTACACTTCAATTAGCAGGGCTGGAATATATTCAGCTCAGACTTTTTGATATTGGGACTTTAGATTTAGGTGTGAATATCGATAGGCTGTATTTTGGATTATGGAAAGTGTCGGTTATTGGCGTTGCCCCTGATTATGATCTCGGAATTAACACGGTCAGAATGGCCTTAATAGAGGAGCTTTAAAAATGGCAACAAAAAGAATTTCAGAACTACCAGCAGTAGCGGCCATAGTCGGGGATGAACTTTTAGAAGTGACATCTGCTGGTCCAACATCTAAAAAACTTGACATCGGACTGCTTTATGATAGCATAGCTCCTGATACTCTGGCCTTTATAGATAGGACCGGGGCGACTGACGTTGGGCCAGCTATTCAGGCTATCATTAACGCTTCCGGGGCTGATGTGACGCTTTATTTTCCGCCTGGGGAATACCTCATCGACACGCAGGTCACCATTATAACCAAGGCCAGGATCAAGATTTATGGTGATAATGCACATATAAAAATTGGACCTACTTTGATGGGAGATAACGGGTTAATAAGAATTCAAGATGTGCAGTCTATCGATATTAGAGGCCTGGAATTTCATTATGAGTTAAACTCTAATATTTGTGGTGCTATAAATATGATTTATTGTACTGGGTGTGTCAGAATTGATTCCTGTAGATTCTTAGAATTCCAAAATCTTTCCCAATACGGTATTAGGGCGCGCAGTATAAATAATATTAACGGGTCTCCAACCAGTAACGATAACGCTGGGGCGATTTATTCAAACCTACAGTTCAGTGTTGCGGATCCACTGAACTCAGATCTAGATTTCGATTATGCCAACGCATGGCAACGCGGATATGGAATAAACGTTCAAGATAATGCAGAATATTTTACTATTATTGGGTGCCACTTTTTTGGTCTTACTTGTGGGGTCTGGCTAACCAATGCCCCCAATGGGATGATACTAGGATGCGAATTCCAGCAGATGAATGGATATTCCGGGCTGGCTACAAAAAGAGCCGGTATTTATGAAGATAGCGCCGTTGCAGCTAATAACGGAAAATTATCTATAACAGGGTGTAAATTTAATCATGGCTGGTATTATAGCATCCTCGATTCATCTCCTGATGGTGACAGGCCGTATTCAATCTCAAATTGTCAATTCATTGCAAACTCTTTTGATCAAATCGGATTTTCTTACGCTGGCACTAAATCTGGTCTGCATTCAATTACAAATTGTTTTTTCCAAAGGTGTTACAATTATTTAGGGCTGGCAAGTTGGCCACATGGCGTCGCCGCACGTCAATTTATAGTAGCAAATCGGTGTACTAGGGTTAGTGTGCAGGGTAATATTTTCGATGACAATACTGCAGGTGCTATAATTGTGACCTTGAATACTTCCGACTACTGGTTTGTGATTAATAATCTTTATCGGAATATTTTTGCGGGTCCGTTTACATTGGTTGGGGCTAACAATCAAGTCGTCACAAACTATTTAATGTGATATGAAAGATTACACTAATGAATCCCTGGGAGCGATTGTGGAACATCTCGAAAAAACATCAATCGAAACAGGGGCTAAGGTGGATAATCTTAATATGGTCATGACAAAGTTTGAAACCACTTTGGTCATGAGTGAAAAAGCCCGAGTAGAAAGAGAGATTGAAAGCGAAAAGGCTAGGGTTGCAAGGGAATCTGCTATTGATAAAAAACTTGACACCATCTTTAGGATGGTCGATGGAATTACCTGTAACACTGCCAGTATAAAAGACATCGAAAACCACGAAATCAGAATTCGGAAAATTGAGATTGACGACATGGCGGAAGTTGCACGGAAAAGTGATGTGAAAGATCTTAGCACCAGGGTAAGTAAGATTGAAAATGCGGATGCGGTGAAATGGAAAAATGCAACTTGGGCGATAGGATTGATTATAGCCGGGTTCATTCTGAATGAAGGTAAGGCCGCAATCTTGAATATGTATGAACCAAAACCAATAATTAGTAAGGTGGTGACTCCATGATAGTGA